CTTCGTTCTTATCTGCTTTAGTTACCATAATCCTATCTTCTATCGTTTATACTATTTTTTTCTCAACAAATCTTTGTCCGCTTTCCTTGCTCCACCCTTACCTGTAATGAATGAGCGAACACGTCCCATTGCCCAAGCATGAGCTGAAGTTTTCGGTCTACTCCCGCTACTATAGTAAGCTCCAAGTCCTCGCCTATATACCTTATCGAGTGTTGATTTACCAAACCTTGACGCTCCTGGTATGCTTGAGTATTTACTCATTTCTTTTTCTTCCTTAGTTTTGCAAGATCAGCTCCTGTTATTTTGTTTCTAGGTTTTGCAACCGCAGCTAACTTCTTTTGTTTTGGACTATATTTACTAAATGGCATTATCCTTTACTCCTTTGTTTACTAATTTTATCCATCATTGCTGGTGTCAGTTTGCCTTGCCTATAAAGTCTGGCAGTTCTTTTTATCTCTGCTTCCCTTGCCTTTGGGTTCTTAGCTCCAGATACATACTTCTTTGGAACACCACCCTTCGTCTTGGGAACAGGATCAAACTTTCGCATCAATGTTCTTTTACTTCGCATTACTTACCAACTTCTTTTTGTGCCTTCTTATGTGCAGTAGAAAAAGAATCTCCCTTCATCATCAAGGTTCGCATCATCCTCATATGTTTTAGCGAATGATGTTTCTTATGTTTTTTAAGAGTATCCTCTTGTCGTTTAGTAAGTTTGCTCATATCACTTTTTCTTTTTTTTCTTATCCATCATTTTCTTTTTTTTTCCATAATGTCCTGGCATTGTTTCTCCTTTCTTTATTTAGGTTTCTCTGGCATAGTTACAGCTTTAGCTTTATCTACTGTATCTACATCTTTAGTTATATCTCTTAACTTCTGTCTATAAGTTTTCCAATCAGCAGACATAGTTAAATCTGACATTCCCATCCAATCACATTCAATTAAAAGGGCAGTTCTTTCTTGACGAATACTAGCCATAAGACGATCATATTCTCCGTCAGACCATTCTTTATCTCGTTTCTCAAGCTCGGATATTTCTGTAGCAGTTAATTCTACTTCCTTACCATTAACCATTTTAGTTTTATAAATAGACATATTTACCTCCTTTCTATTCTGTTATTCCATAAACTGTAAATTCACCTTTTGTTATATTACCACTTGCACCCATAAATTTAATATAATTCTGTGCTGTTGTTAATGAACTTTCAAATGCATAAAAATTCCTATAAGGATTATTATTATTATTTTGATGTAAATAAATAGCGTGATAAAGTTTATTAACTTGTGGTTGTGTAAAGTATGGTAAATAAAGTTCTAAATAATTTGTTTTAGCTGTGCCACTTGTATCGTGAACCCACCCCTCAAATGAATGTAAATTAGTATTTGAACCATAACTAGCATTGTACCCAGATGCACCTATTGTTACATAAAAATTACCTTGTTTACTTGTAAAAGAAAATGTTGAACCATTATCTGGAGAATCAGCAAAATGAAAATTAGCATTAGTTGATAAAATAAAATCATTAATTCTAATCATATAACTTTTATAATCTGATGTAAAAACTGTATTGTCAAAAGCAACTTCTGAACTAGAAGATGCACTTGCTGTTGCAAGTTTTACCAAACTTCCTGTTGGAATCGCAGTAGGTAATGCAGTTACTGAACTAAGTGTATTATTGTTTGCTCTAATTATTGCCATTACTTAACTACTCCAAATAAGGTGAATGTTCCATCAGCAATGTTGCCACTACTAAAACTAAATTCTATGTAATTTATTACAGAAGTATCTTCTAATATATAACCTTCTTTAACAGCATACATATTATTATTAGCTTGTTTAATAATATAATTGTGTTCTATTGATAAATGAGTATTTGCATCTCTCATATGAGAAATACGATAATTACCAGTAAGTACATGATTAGCATCATTACCAGCAGCAAATGAATTTTCAGCATAATTAGATTTTGTTGTACCACTACCACCATGACTACCAGAACCTAATTGTGCATGATGATAACCATATTGAAATGTACCTGTTAGAAAAGAACTACCATTATCTGTAGAATATCTTGACCTAATATATACACTATCTGTTACAGGTTTTGCTCCCTCATATTCAATAAAATATTTACCATAAGTATCAGTAATTACTGTGTTGTCAAATGTAACAGTTGCTTGTGCTGATGTAACATCTGTTGTATTTAATTTTACCAAACCACCCGCACTACCAAAAGATAGATTACCACTACCATCTGTAATTAATGCTTTGTTTGCACTTGGTGCTGTGCTCGGCAAAGTTAATGTATATGACTGCGCTGCGCTGTGCGGAGGTCCTTTAATCTTAACTCCATGAGTATTTTGTTCACAGTTTAATTGTATTGCCCCTGAATCACTACCAGCACCTTTTGATATAAGTGTAGGTGCAGTAGCTAACTTATCATTCGTGATGGTCGCGTCGCTGACTGTGCCCACATTTAAAACATCACCTAATACAATTATAAAATTAATGACGTCGCCCGTGCTGAGGTTGCTGGCGAATGTCAGGGTGCTGCCTGAAATTGTGAATGAACTACCAGGACTTTGTATTATACCATTTAGACTCACTAACATTTGTTGGGCAGAAGCGGGACTAAAATTAACAGAGTCTTTTTGCATCGTATAGGCAGCTTGACCATTAACAACAGTAATGTTGTCTAGCTTTATAAAGTTTCCTGTTATAGGTTGTTTTCCGATATAGGGCATTATTTTGCTATCCCATATAAAGTGAATGTTCCGTCTGCTATGTTACCACTACTAAAAGTCCATTCTGCATAATTAGGATTTGCAGTATTATCAATCCCCCATGCTTCTCGTACATAATACCATGCATTATTAAAGTTACGAATTACAAAAATATGAGAAATTGTATAATAGGCACTTGAATCATTGAATCCCTCTAAAATCCATTGTCCATGTCCAGCAGTATTTGTTTCATTCCCCCATTGATAATCAGAACGAGCATAATCTGTTTTACCAGAACCACTGCCTGTATGACTAGCCGCACCTAATCTTGTAGTGCTATATCCATAATTATAAGTTCCAGTAATAAAAGAACTTCCATTATCTGCTGAAACTCTTACTCTAAAGTATGTCCCATCAGTGATTGGTTTTAACATAGTGTATTCCATAACAAACTTATCATAAGTGCTTGTAATCAATGAACTGTTAAATACTAAAGATGCTGTGCTAGTAGTAATATCAGTTGTGTTTAATTTAACCAAATTACCAGCTCCACTTACTGTACCTGTAAATGCATAAGTATCTGCGAGGTTCATTGATTCAGCTTGTATTTTACTTAATGGCATAATCTATTCCTTTGGGTATTTATCCTTAACGGCTTTTATTGTTTTTTTCCAACCCTCTATTCCATTATGATATATATCATCTAATTGGTCTACAATACTTGGATATTCATCTGCTCGTTTATATTGATATTCATTAGGGTCTTTCCATGCTTTTACTTTAGTCCAATCAATAGTAACTAATTTACCATCTTTGTCTTTTGCAACAATAGTTTTTTCTGTATCACCATTAATAGAAACTGCTGAATTATGTATTGCTCGTATGGCTTTATGTAAATCCATTATGCTCCTACCTCCATTGCAGTTATAGAAGAAATAGTCCTTCCTATCACCGATGAATCACTATCTGCATTTGTGCGATTGATTGCTACTGTACCACTTTGACTCATCATTTGAACTTTATAAGTTGTTGCAGAAGTTGTGTTAGGACTATCTAAAAAATTTACTGACGAAGCCAAAGATGCATTTGTGTCATTAACTCTTGTTTGAGCAAAAGCAAGTGGTCTTGAACCAGCAGAATCCCCAGCCGCAATTACTGTGCTTCCTCTTAATAATCTTAATAATGCATTATTACCACTGGCAGTAGAAGTATTTGTATGAACTATAACCATTACTTTATTAGATGTACTTGATGGTGTTATTGCAACCGAAAGTCCAGTTATATCTGTAAATGACGAACTTGATGAAGTAAAAGTATCTGTTTTAGCAGTTTGTACTACTTGTAATATTTTACCAAATGAAGGTGCAACGAAACTATTATCACCTCGTAAAAATGTTGTAGCATCTTTTGTACCTGTAGCTGATAATTCACTCGTACCTACACTACCACTTGCTGGATTTACTGTTCCCACCGCCTTACCCATATAAACAACATAGAGATCGTCAGAGCTAGTCAAAGCACTTGCCATAGTCAATGAAGTGCCAGAAGCTGTGTACGCAGTTGTCGGCTCTTGTATTACATTATTAAGAACAACTCTTAATTCATTTGCATTTGTTACCGATTGAGAAAGTGTATAATTTGCTGTAGCGGAAGTTGTAATATCTTGCTTTACAAACGATTGAAATGAAGTTGTTGGTGCTGGTCCGATATATCCCATATTATGTACTTATTGCATCTACCACAGAAACCCACACATCAAGCGATGAAGCGGTGTCAGAAATTACTTTTAAAGCATCTCCTGATTGAACAACAAACTTTGCTCCACCATCCAAGACTTGTAATGCTGATCCAGAGGGAATAGATACATCCTTTACTAAATGAATATCATTACTGCCATCATTAATATAACAAGAAGCTGTAATTGCAGAAGTCGTTACATTCGCCAAACTTATGCCAACAATAGTATCAAAAGAGTTGGCGGTCAAAACTGTTGTTGCTCCTGTGCCTACATTATTACTCGTAAATCTTCTAAAATTTTGCGCCATATATTCTCCTTTATAATGCTATGCTCATTGCTATTGCGAACCCCGCAGATACTTCTCCATCCGCTCCGTCTGTACCATTTGATCCAGCAGCACCCGTTGCTCCTGTCGGAATACCTAATGTTAAATTTAATTGATCACCGCTCACACTTGCCGATCCTGTGGCACTTGATCCCGCAGATAATGTATTCGTTGTTAAAGAAACTGTACTTATTCCCTTACTTAGTAAAGTCAGATCTGTTCCATCGGTATTGTAGCCAATAACTTTGTTAGCATTGTTAGAGGTCGTATCATTGTAAGGTACAGTTAAACTTGGTGCGGTTGATCCTGTTACAAATTCTGGTAGCTGCAAGGTACGATCTATCTTTTCTTCAAACTGTTGTAACACCATGATCGTATTATCAAAATCTGTTTCTAATGATGCAGCGGTAAAGGATGCTCCTGTACTATATGCACTTGTTCGAGATAAAGGTTTGTTGGCGAGGATGGTAAGTTTCTGTCCTGACGTAGGAGCTGAAGAATAATTAACAGTTCCCGTTCCATTGGTGGCTATGCTCACAGTATAATCACTCGATAAAGATTGAGTTGTTTCGCCAAGTATAACTTTTAGTTCGGAATCCGCATTGATCTGAAACGAAAATGCAAAAGATGTTTGCGATCCGTTAGTCGTATACTGAATCCGCCTATTAGTATCATTAATATCAAATGTTGCCATAAACCTTACCTCTACCCTTTATACATTATATATCGATTAATTTCAAACATTAGTTTTTCAAGTTGTCTATTTTGATTTGTAATTCAGGATATTTTTTTAACAACAATTCTGTACCGCTTTTTCTTGCATTTGAAAGTATAGAGTTTAAATCGTTAAACTGATCGGTCTCTCTTTGAAGTAAAAAATCTGGATCAGCAATTTCTTTTTGGATTAAGTTCAGTAAATTTTTTGTAACTTTGTAACCTCTATCATCGCTACCTAAATGTCGTTTTTTATCAATATAATTACTTTCATTTATAAAAGTTACAAAGTCGTTATATTGAGCATCGCTAAGTTTTACTCTTTCTATTGTTCTAGGATGATCTTTAAAAATTCCAACTGTATCAGATAAATCTCTTAAAAATTCGTTTACATCATTAAAATCTGGATTTGTAACTTTTATAGGGGAAACTACTTCGTAATTTACTCCGTTGCTTTGTTGTTTTGTTTCTCCCCAAAAGTTTAAACCTGGCAACAAATCATCTGAGAAACTTGGGCTTCTTGATTTTGCTCTATTAAGTCCAACATAAAATCCCTCAACAAAAGAGGGGAATGGAACATACTCAAGAGTAGCTAATTGATCTTCGTTTAACATGGTATTAGAAGCATTTGGATTTTGTAATCTTTCAAGAGTTGCTCTAAAACTTGTTTGACCTACTAATTGAAAATCAGAAAAATAACTTAAAGGAGTATTGACCATTGTATCTAAACCAATACCACCAAACTGCCCTATAGCATTTGTTCCGACAGATGTTAATTGCTCTCCAAAATATTTACCAAATCTTTGAAAAGTATCTTCTTGACTTGCGTATGGATTACCAGCAGCCATCATAAGTTCAGAAACACCCTGAAGGTATGGCATATTTTGAGCATATTCAGCAGAAGCCAAGCTTCCCGCTTTAAATAAATTTTCTAACTCAAATAAATCTGCATCTGAATTGTGAGCGTAATAAGCGTAATCAGCAGCCATTGCTAAAACAGCAGACATTGGATCAAACCTTGAAAATGTGTATCCTTTATATGTTCCATCGGCTTGTTTAAAATTAATTGAATATTGTGAAATACCCGCACCTTCTAAAAACTTTCTTGCCTTTTTGTCTTTAGGTCCTGATCCCATAACCACAATATCATCTCCAAAATATCCAGAAGCAAGTAACGCCATCATAGCAAATGTGCCATTGCCAATCATTAACTTAGATACTGCCTTATCAAATTCTTTACCTCGCATAGGCGTAGTTCCAAAAGGATCTAACGCTCTAAGGTTAGGATCAGCGTTCATAATAGTTCTGTATATAGGCGACCAATTTAAAGTTCTATCAAATGCTTCTTTAATAATATTGGTTGGTGTTTTACTAAAAGGCACAATAATTTTAAAACCTGGTATGTTTGACAATCCTACAAAGCTCGACCAGATTCCTTCGGGATTGCCTTGAAATGTTCTTACAAGTGCTTCTTGACTCATTAAATCTTTTGTTGACTCCGATGGCTCTAAAATACCTTTTGTAAATTTATCCTCGGCTAATTGTCTAGCTTGGTCTTTTGTAATCTCTCCTGACCTTCTTGCAGTTTGATATGTAATCATGGCATCTCTATATGCTTCTCTATACATTACAGCTCGTTCAGATATTACTTTAAAAAACTCATCTTCTGCGCCGAGAAAACGTCCTGGCAATCTTCCTAATATTCCAAGTATATCAACTAACGGAGCGTAAGCATCTTTATACCCTTTCATATTTCCTATACTGTCTAAAACTTGTGCTATATTATTGGTGCTTCCGATTGCTCTAGGATTTTTCAAATCAATCTTGGTCATAAAATCCCCAGCTTCTCCCGTTACTAATGAAGATCCAAAACCCTTAAAAGCATCTTTTAGAGCATACATCATACCAAACGCTTCTGCGGATGCTTCTCCACTAGGTATTGGTCTAAATTTTGTTTGTCCATTAACTTCAATTTTTGCAAAATTTTTATCTGTAAAAGATCCTGACAAAACTCTATCGTTCACATCTCCTAGTCTACCACCCAAAGTTCTTGCATTTCCTATAACTGATGCTAACCCTGTTTCTGCTGTTTGTAAGATTTGAAATCCCGCATTACCCGCAATATTGACAACATGAGTAACAGGACTTGATAAGATAGCATTTATGTATAATTCCATTACTGCATCGTAAGTTTTTAAAGCCTTATGTTCTCTTGCAAATTCAGCTCTTCCCGCTGGTGAAAGCGATAAATATGCTTCAGTAGAATAATCAATAAGATCTTCATCTAAGTTTTCCATAAAATCATTAAGCTCATCTCTATACTGTTTAAGATTTATATTTCTTAGTTTTTGTACGGAAGATACTGCTCCAAGCGACCGACCAACTTCTGACACCGATCCTGATACTTGACCCATCAAATTAATCTGTATAGCTAGTAAACTTTGAAATTCTTTAAACTCACTTTTTTTAAGAGCCATGTTTGTTCTAGGTATATCACGAATTTTTCTGGCTTTTTGCTCAAGCTCTTGTCCTAGTTGTAGTGTCAGGATTAAACCACTCATCATATCTTCCACAGGCAATATAGTGCCGACTTTTCTACTCATAATTTTATATGCTACATCTGTAAATCCTGTTTTATCTGCTGTTTCGGTCATTACTGTTTTAACCATATCTTCTATGGGTTGGCGTGGTCGTTTTAAAAAATCAAAGAGTTCTTTGTTTTGTATTTTAATTTTTTGCATAAGATCGGTAACATTTACTGTAGTACCATCCCGACCAAGTATTTTGTTAGTAAGTTTAGTAAAATCTAATCCTTTGCCTTTATATCCACGAGCAACAAGTGTTTTATTTAAAGCATCAACAGCATCTTCGCTAACACTTTTAACAATTATTTCTCCCCTTGCTCCTGGTGTTAGACTGTCTTGCGGAGCAGAAAATTTTCTTACCTCCTTTTGTGTTTCTTCTGCTTTGCTTGCTTGTTTAGCTAAATAACTAAATATGTTTTTAATTCCCATTACTCGTTCTCCTGACCAACAACAAGTGGCGTTGCACTAAACATCGCCATTCCTTTTTTTACTTTTTCTTTAAGCTGTGGTGTTAGTTCTATGCTAAATCTTTTCTTTGGTCGTGTAGATGAAAATGGTGTATCCCCGCTTGATAGTGATGTTTGTACTCCAATAGTTATTTCTTTGTCTTTTTGTATAGCATTTTTATCTAACTTCTTAACAATCTTCTCTGCATTCTTTGGAACAATCTCATCATAGAATTTAGCCACACCTTCATCATTCCATCTATCCATTTGTGCTTTGCCAGGAGTTATAGATACAAAATCGTAACCTTCATCAACTGCTTTAGATAATATTCTTTTTAGAGTTAGCTGTGTCCATTTATCTGTATCTGTTATGAATGGTGCTTTAAAAACTTTTTTGTCATTGTCAACTACAAAATTTTGAGTTTGTTGCAAATACATTCTTAATGAAGTTGCTTCATCTAAATCTTTACCCGCTAAATCTTCACCAGAATCATTAACTATTTTTTCATATTCATCTAATTTTTTTTGTGCTTGTTTTCTTTTATTTAATATTTCTACCATTTTTCTTTCTGGTTTTTTAAAACCACTTTGTCTACCTTTTTGACCCCAATCCGATTGAATCTCCTCTATATAAAATACTTTTTTACCATCGCTTGTTGTTCTATCTTTTGTTCTAAAATGAGCAATGACATTTGATTCATCAAAATGACTTTCGTTAAATTGCACTTTAGGATCATCATATCTAATTAAAAACTCTCGGTAATTATCTCCGCCTGGTTCTGTGAATTCCCCAAACCTTGTAAATTTTGTTGGTGGGTCAATAAGACCTTCCTCTACCATAATTTGTTCAGCTTGTATTACAGCTTCGTCAAATGATCCTATACTTTGCCTACCCCTTCCAAAGTTTCTCTGTAAATAATTTTTACCATCTTTCATATCTGTTTCTGATCTAAATATCTCATATCCTTGGTCATTATTTCCTGTAATAATATATTTAGTTTCAGGATCAACAAATGTAAAAACAGCCGTTCCTTTATTATTAACTGTGTAATTTTCTTTTTCACCTCCTAAAAACCTTTGTCTTAAATTTCCAAAATTGCTCCCCATTCCAATAGTTGCTGACTCATCAACATCACCAGACAACTCTACCTCATCTAATTCTATTCTGTTTGCATTGATCTGATCCTGTAGTTCTTGTTTCGTAATCTTGCCTTTGTTAAGAACATCATCAAGTCCTAGCCATTCTATCTCATCTGGTTTTACTCCAGCTTTAAGTAATTGTTGGCGATACTGTTGTCCTGTGCCTTTATTCTGTTTTAACTGATTAGTTACTTCTTCTGCTTTAGAGTAAAAGTTAAGACGATCTACTTTTGGTTTTAGGTTTACAACCTTGCCTTCTGTGGGAGCTAGTTTAGATAAACCTTTATTAACCATGTTACTCATCTCACCCACACCCATACTCGACATAGTCATTGAACCTTGATTCTCAGCTACTCTTTTCTGTGCAGCTTTTCCGACTTCTTCTGATGTTTCTCTTATACTCTTGGCAACTGCGGGAGCTTTCTTGGCTGCTTGTCCTCCTATATTACCAACACCCAAAAACTCTCCGCCAACAAACCCAGCTTTAAAATCTTTTTTCTTTTGATCTGAAATTTTTAAATCATCAATAAAGTTATCAAAGTAACCTTTATAAAACTGTGATCCATAATTTTCTTTTGATAATGTTTCAAAGGTATTTGCAAATGTTTCTAATTTCTTACCATCTTCTGCACCGACAGATTTACCAATACTTACAAACAAACTAGCAAGATCTGTAGGTAGTCCTAATGTTGCTCCAATAGCTCCAGGTACTAAACTTGCGGTTGTTCCCGCCACTCGTTCTAAACCCTCTCCGATATTTTCTAATAGTGTAGGTTCTACATAAGGTCTAACATCAACCAAACCTTGTTCGTCTTGATAATACTCAAGATCAACACCTGACGATCTCATTCTTCTGCTATTTTCAATATAATCAAAAATATCCTTAGTCATCATTTACCTTCCAAATATTTCATTGTCGTTGATAGTAAGTTGTCATATAACTTATCTAGGTTTTTTCCCCCTTCATCACCATAAAACTTTTTCGAAAATCTATCTTTGTTATCTCTTCTGTAACTAAGCATGTCTCTCAGTTGTTCTATTTCATCTAACTCCTTTATGTTTTCTAAAAATTCTTGATTTAATTTGGCTGATCGCCTATTGGTTGCTTTATTAAATGCTTTTTTAAAAAGGTCATATTGAAGTCTGAGAGTTTGTTGTGTATCGTCCTCAACAATTTTATTAATCTTTTCTTCGACTTCACCTATTTGATCTCGTATATAAGTGGCAGCATCAAAACTTTCTCCAAGTTCTGTTTTTCTTCTTAACTCTGCTAATGCTTTTTTTCTCATTGCTTTGAGCAGTTGATTTTGTTTATAATTTGGATGATCAACGTCAATATTTTCTTGTTCAATAATACCAAATAATTGCTCTGTATTTAGAAGCTCTAATTCGATATTACTTTTTTCATAAGTATTTAAATCTTTTTCAAGATCTTCTATGTCTTCTGTGCTTAGTAAAAACCTATTATCATCAATGGTTCTAATAGTTAACGATCCATCGTTAAGTTGTCTTTTAAGTCTTCTTAAAGTTTGTGCATCACTTTTTCTTCTTACACCCATAAACCTTTCTCTGTCTTGTTTAATGTCGATAAGTCTTGTGTCGCTAGAATCTAACGATGTTGCTCTTTTAAGATTATCATCGTAAAGTTTAGGATCGTTTTTATCTATGGCAATCTTCATATTCGCTAGTGCATTGTTCATTGCTGTTTCGTTTTCGATTTTATCTATATCGTTCTCATCTTCTTCAAGTTGCAGTTCATCTCGTCTTGCTGATCGTAAGTTAGAAACTAATTTAATTTTATCCTCGGCTGTAAACATTTTGAGTAAAGCATCAATTCGAGGATTGCCTGTTGTTTTATTTTTAATGATACTTTTAGAGTATTCTCTTGCTAACCCCGCTTGTAAGGTATAACTAATAATTTTACTTTCATAATGATTCATAAAATCTTTGTTAACTGTTTCAGTTAGTTTGGTGATTTGTGGAGCAGAATATTCTCCTCTAGTTATTGCTACTGTCTGCGATTCAATAATAGTATTTGTTCTAAGTGCTGCAAGATCGCTTTCAATCTGACTTTGTGTTTTGGCGGGATCAAGTAGAATGTTATCTATCTTAGTAGGTATGTTTGCTTGGATATTACTAAGTATTACAGCAGCAAGCCCTTGTTGTTTTTTTGTTTCTGCATCAATAAAGTCGCTCATATAACTTTTAAAATAACCGCCTGTTGTTTGCGACAATGTGCCTTTCAGTTTAATATGATCTGTTGGACTTACATTTTTTAAAATATCAGCATAACCGAGTGATATAGCATCAAGACCATCAGCCACCTCTTGCGGATCTAAATCTTGTGTTTTTGCCTGACTTATAAATTGTGCATAATCTCTTGTCGCTTGTAGTTCTATTTCTGCCATTACACTTTGAAATGCTGTGCTTCTAGCAGCTCTACCTCTTGTTCCATACCCAAGTCTTTTTGTAGGATCTTCTCCTGTCTGCGATGCTTTTTCTAACTCCTCCATAGTGATTGGATTTG